GTGGAGCTTGCTGCTTTGCTTGGATGCAATAAGCAGTATATCCACAAGATTTTAGTCGGTGAGCGTAGTGGGAAGAAATACATTGAAGCAATATCAAAGATACTGGAAATTGAGATGGTGGCATGAAGGAGGTGAGATGATTGGCTGAAGCATATGTCACATTGGCTGAAGCGGCGGAGCTGGAAGGGGTCAAATATAAAACAATGGCACAGAGGCTGTCGAGGAAAAAACAGGCATTTGAAACCAAGACCGAGAAGTCAGAAACGGGCGGAAGAGATGTGGTGCTTGTAGCAGTCTCCTCACTATCCAAACAGGCAAGGAACGCATGGAAGGAAAGGGAAAAGCTGAAATCCTTCACGGAAGAAGTTCCGGAAGGGCAGGAGGCGGCAGAGCAGAAGCCGGAGGTGCCATGGTATGTGAACATGGACATTGACTGGTACATTGAAAACTACAAGGAGAGATACTACAAGGCTGTGGAGCTTGGGAACGTGGTCAGGAAGTTCCTTCAGTATGACGAAGGGGACAGGACAAAGTACGCTGAAGAGTTCGCACAGAAGCACCTTGGGAAGGGTCAGAGGACTCTGTACCGATACACCAAGGCATACCTTGAGGCATCCGCATGGGCGGACAAGCTTCAGAAGGAGGACGGGGCAGGGTATGAGTTCTTCAAGGTTCTCTGCCTGTGCAGGAAACCGAAGGAGACCGGATGCTTCCCAAGCATCAAGCCGGAGGTCAAGCAGGTCATCAAGAACATATGGTTCAATGAGGACTTTGCCCGGAACCAAGGCACCCGTGAGATGCTCTATGAGAAGCTGACAGCCATTGCCAACATAAACCTGAAAGCCGGGATGACGGAATGGGAGAAGATACCGTCCTATCAGACGGTAGTGAGGTATATCAACTATCTCATGGAGGATGAGAACATGAGGAACGCCTACTTCCTTGCATCCCGTGGCACCCGTGAGTACAAGAATAAGGTCATGGTGAAAGGGAGCCGGGATACCAAGGGGCTTCAGGTGATGCAGATAGTCATGGGTGATGAGCATACCTTTGATTGTTGGGTGAGCTACAAGCAACCCAATGGCAAGGTCATAGCAATCAAGCCACACTTGGCTGCATGGGTGGACATGCGGAGCAGGGTCATCATGGGTGATGTCCTCTGCAAGGATGCCAATTCTGACATCCTGAAGCAGAGCCTCCTCAAGATGATTTATTCAGAGCCGGGAGGGGTTCCGGAGTATCTCTACATAGACAATGGCAAGGACTACACAGCCAAGACCATGACAGGAAGAGACCGGAATGACCGGAGCGGCTTGAACTTTGACAATGAGACACAGGGCTTCTACAAGAGCATAGGCATCAAGGATGACCACCGGGCTCTGCCTTATGAACCATGGAGCAAGGGACAGATAGAGAGGTTCTTCCGCACCGTCTGCAACAAGTTCACACGTTGGATGAAGTCCTACACGGGAACGCTGACGGGCTCAAAGACCTCTGACAAGGTGGAGAAGGACATCAAACGGATGCTTGAAAGGGGAGAGCTCCTGACACTGGAAGAGTTCTATGAGAAGTGGCATGAATGGCTCACTACAGTCTACATGCACACGGAGCATTCCGGGCTCAAGAAGATGGGAGAGACCTACAAGAAGCCTTATGACTGCTTTATGAATGAGGACAGGTACTTCAAGGCGGCACCACCTAAGAGCTATGCAACCATGTTGATGATGAAGTCAGAAAACGTGCTTGTCCGCAACATAGGCATCACCAAGTGGGGATATGAGTACCGCTCTGATGAGCTGTGTGACTATATCGGGCGGAAGGTTGACATCAAGTATGACCCGGATGACATGGCTGTCCTGTATGTCTTTGACCAAAAAGGCAAGCGTATCTGTGAAGCGTACTGTCAGGAGCTCCTTCAGATTGCCCCGAAGGTGACACAGAAAGCACTTGAGGAACACCTGAAGATGCAGAAAAGGCAGCAGAAGCGTGACAGGGAAAGACTTGAAGAAGCAAGGAGACCTTTTGAGGAACTTAATGAGCAGTATGTGGGCTTCAATGAGGCAACAGGCGGCATTGACCTGATGATAGGCGGAAAGAAGCAGGATAAGGCGGCAAAAGTCATAGCAATGCCAAAGGATAGAACTTATCAGCAGGGCTTCCGGGCAGAGAAAAGGGAGGATGATGAGCAGGACAGCGAATACATGAGCAGGCAGGCGGAGAACGCACTCAAGAAGCTTAGAGCCATAGGTGTGTAACAAAAAGCGTATGGCAGGAATTAGTGAAGGAAAAAGGAAAGGAAGGTTGTAACTATGGAAGCATTGAATACCTACAAAGCGGAGAAGACACTGGCGGAGCAGATGAATGAGAGATTGGCGGAGCTGAAGATGACCAAGGCGGAGGCAGCCCTCAAGATGAACTATTCAAGGGCGGCACTTAGCCAATACCTCAATGGGAAGTATGCAAGTGACCCTACCGAACTGGAAAAGAAGGTCAGGGAGTTCCTTGAGGCATCCGGAGGAGTGGATGGCGGTCAGGAACAGGAAGGCGGCAAGGCAGGGGCAGGCATCCTCAAGAAGAAGGTGGAGTTTTTTGAGAGCCGAGACTTTGTACAGACTATCGGAGTATGCCAGGCATGTCAGGAGTATATGGGGCTTGGGATAATCGTTGGAAAGTCCGGTCAGGGAAAGACCCACGCACTGAAGAAATATGCAGAGCTGCCGAGGGTGGCATACATTGAGTGTGATGACACCATGGCTTGCCGGGACTTGGTGGAAGCCATTGAGAACGGGATAGGGCTCCCTAGAGGGTATGGAGGAACGATATGGAAAAGGGTCAACCGTATCCGGGAGTTTTTCAATACCAATGAAGGCTTCCTGCTCATCATTGACGAGGCGGACAAGCTCATCAACAAGTACACGCAGAAAAAGATGGAGATACTCCGGGGCATTTTTGACCAGTCGGATGTGGGCATTGTCATAGCCGGGGAGCCGAGGCTTGAGACAGAGCTGAAAGGCAACCTTGCCCGTTTTGCTAATCGGATGGACTTTTACTATAAGCTGAAGGGGCTGTCCAAGAATGAGGTGGCGGACTACCTTGAGGGCTATGAGGTCGAGGAGGCAGCCATGGGCGAGATGATAAGCCGGGCAACCAACACACAGAGCGGATGCTTCCGCCTGTTGGACAGGACACTCAACAACGTGCTCCGTATCCTGAAGCAGAAGGGCGAGACACGGATAACCATGAAGATTGTGAGCGAGGCATCCAGTATGATGATGCTGTAGGAAGGAGGGAGCACATGAAGAAATTGGAGGTTGTAATCAAAGGCGAGCATGAGGAAGAGATGGGGCGTGAGATGCTGTCAGGCATCTATGGTGTCATTCAGAATTATGGATACACGGATGTGTCTGTCCGGGCGGATACCATTGCAGACAGAGGATGTATTCAGATACCGGAGTTCCTGAAGCCGCATGTGCAGAGCGTAAAAGAGAGGAGGGTGTAGCATGGCAGGGAACACATCACAGCCGAGCATCAAGAGGGTATGGGGCATTGCAAAGAGCCCGGAGCTGAAGCTCACGGATGAGGAGCTGCATCTCCTTGTACAGGCACACACGGGGAAGGACAGCATCAAGGCTCTCAACAAAAGGGAGCTTCAGACGGTCATCCGGGTGCTTGGCAGCATGAAGGACTCTGTGAAGAAGTCGGAGCGTGGGAAGCACAGTGGAGGGAACACATCCACGGAGAACCAAAGGAAGAAGATATACAAGCTCACACAGGAGCTTGGATGGGACAAGCCTGCAAGGGTCAATGGCATGTGCCGGAAGATGTTCGGGGTCAGTGCTGTGGAGTGGTTGGACTATCAACAGTGCTCTAAGCTCATTGAGGCACTCAAGAACATGGTGAAGAGGCAGGAAGAGAAGGAGGGACAGGATGCAGGACTGCAAGCTGATAGTGACAGTCAGGGATGACAAGGTGAATTTTGAGGGTCAGGACATCAGCGTTGAGGAGCTGGCACAGATAGCAGGCTTCCTTCAGGTGTTCGTTGGCATGGAAGGGCTGAAGCGTGGACTGGACATGGATGATGTGAAGAACAACATGCTTGACATCCATCTTGCCGCCATGGAAACGCTTGAAGAGCAGCTTCGGAGCGATATCCCTGACCCGGATGGCAGTTAAGGAGAAGGAGGCGGAGAGATTGAAAAAGATACAGTTTGTATGTGACAGGTGCGGAGCTGTCCTTGAGAAGACAGCTATCAAGATAATACCAAACGTAGTAGAGCTTGACGGGGAAGATATTCTGCATCCAGTGGATGAAGCCACACATGGGATGCACTTCTGTGCAGCGTGTACGGATGCCCTCCTGAAGTTCCTGCTCCCTGAAAACAAGCCTCCACCAAAGCCAAAGGAAAAGCCTGCAAGGAGGAGAAGGCTTGATGCAGGCAGGGTGATGGCTCTCCATAATGCCGGATGGAGCAATGAGGACATAGCGGCTGACATCAGGGCAGAGCCGGAACAGGTCAGGCAATGTATCTACTATCAAAAGTACAAGAAAAAGAGTCCATCAGTAGCGGACGGAGAGGAGCAGACATGAGCACAGCATATAAGAAGATGACAAGCCACGGGTCAATCAGCATCCCGGTGGCAATGCGGAGGGAGCTTGGCATTGAGCCAAAAGACCCTATGGTGGTGGAGGAGCATCAGGGGGAAATCAGGATAAGACCGTACACACTCCGCTGTAACTTTTGCGGCGTGACGGACGGGGTGCAGGAGTTCCATGGGAAGGGTATCTGTGGAGCCTGTGCAGCAAAAGCATTTCAGAAGTTAGGAGGCGGACAGTAATGGGAGAGCAGACAACAAAGACAATGAGCAACGAGCAGCTCATTGGGGCATGTGTGGAGCTTGACAGGGAGCAGAAGAGGAGCCGGGTTCTGATGAACAGCTACAAGGCGGAGCTTCAGGCGAGGGGCTTGGCTCTCATGGAAGACCACAATGTGAGGTATGTGAAGTTTTACGGTGATGAGGGCAGTGCTGCCATCACGGACAGCATGAGCCTTGACATCCTGAATCCGGACAAGCTGAAGGAGCTTGTGGGAGCAGGGGTATACAGTATGAAGGTCAAGGAGGAGACCAAGACGAGCTACAAGTTTGACAGCAAATTTGAGAAGGCTCTGAAGGCAATCTTTACAGGGGACTATACCTTTGAGACCACGCTTGCAGAGTTCCTTGATGAAATGAGCATTAAGCCGGACGAGAAGCAGAAGAAGCTCCTGCTGAAGAAGCTGAAAGGAGAGTTTGAGAAGGACAAGGAGACCCTCATCTCCGTCTTGGTTCAGGAGGGGCAGGAGACACCGGACTTTGATGTGGAGTTGTGGTACATCTACCGTATCAAGAACGGGGAGCTCATCCGGGCTTTTCTCCCGGAGGAGATGATTGATGCAACCATTGAAGGCATCCGGAAGAGCATCTTGGTGGAGACCAAGACATCCATCACATTAGACTATGACAGTGAAAAGGAGGAGTAACCATGGAAGAAAAGAAAGAGCTGTTTGATGAAGTGGCAACCGAAGAGGAAATCAATGAAGTGGATGGTCAGCCCATCTACCACGCAAACGAAGGCGAAGGCGAAGACGAAAGCAAGGAGGAATAATCATGGCAAAGAAGAAGATATGTATTGATGCCGGGCACTATGGCAAGTACAACAGGTCTCCGGTGGTTCCGGAATACTATGAGTCGGATATGGTGTGGAAGCTCCACCTGATGCAGAAGGAGATACTGGAAGGCTATGGCTTTGAGGTCATTCTGACAAGGGGCAATCAGGCTACAGACCGGGGGCTCTATGACCGTGGATATGCAGCAAAGGGATGTGTGCTCTTCATCAGTGATCACTCCAATGCCTGCGGTACGGAGAGCGTGGACTATCCCGTGGTGTACCGTGGCTATGACAACATTGGGAACTGTGACAGTCTTGCCCTGAAGCTTGCAAAGGTGATAGCCTCCACAATGGGGACGGTGCAGGCAGGAAGGACAGCGACAAGGAAGGGCTCATCCGGAGGAGAGTATTATGGCGTACTTAGAGGTGCGAGGGCTGCCGGGCTGTCAGACTACTACATCCTTGAGCACTCATTCCATACCAATGCCAAGATGACCAAGTGGCTGCTCAATGATGCCAACCTTAGAAAGCTTGCTGAAGAGGAGTGCAGGGTCATAGCGGAGCATTATGGGATGAGCAATGGCAAGGCAGAGGATAAGGGCAGCATGACCAAGATAACCGGGAAGGCGGAAACCACAGCGGAGCAGATGGCGGCATACATCAAGGCAAAGAATGGCAGCGTTGCACAGAGCGTACTTGACATGATACCGCTGTACCTGTCTGAAGGAGAGGCGGAGAATATCCGTGGTGACATTGCTTTTGCACAGAGCTGTCTTGAGACAGGCAACTTCACCTTCTCCGGGAGTGCTGTGAAGCTCTCACAGAATAATTTCTGTGGCATGGGAGTGACCAAGAACGGGGAGACCGGGAACAGCTTTAGCACGCCACAGCTTGGCATCCGGGCACAGGTGCAGCACCTCAAGGCATACGCCAACACCACGAAGCTGAAGCAGGACTGCATAGACCCACGCTTTGACCTTGTATCCCGTGGCTGTGCCCCGTATGTGGAGTACCTTGGAATACAGGAGAACCCGAAGGGCAAGGGGTGGGCTGCCGGAGCCGGGTATGGCGGAAAGATACTGAAGATACTGGATGCCATCAAGGGAGCCGGGAGCGGTCAGGCAGGAAGCGGCGGACAGGACTCCGGCAAGAAACCGGATGATGGGGACAAGCAGCAGGCAGGCTTCACGCCATACCTCATCACTACTACCTGTGACGTATTGAACATCCGCTCCGGGGCAGGAACCGGGCACAGCGTGGTGGGAGCCATCCGGGAGAAGGCAGGCAAGAAGAACAAGTACACTATTGTGGAGGAAAAGGACGGATGGGGCAGGCTGAAGTCCGGAGCCGGATGGATAAGCCTCTCCTATACCAAGAAGGCGGCTGCATCCGGAGGCGGCACAGGCTTCACGCCATATCTCATCACTACCACCTGTGACGTGCTGAACATCCGCTCCGGGGCAGGAACCGGGCACAGCGTGGTGGGAGCCATCCGGGAGAAGGCAGGCAAGAAGAACAAGTACACTATTGTGGAGGAAAAGGACGGATGGGGCAGGCTGAAGTCCGGAGCCGGATGGATAAGCCTCTCCTA